GGCCCCAAGCTATCAGGACCAAAGTGCATATCATCAGAACTCTCCAGCAAACCTTTGCGGTCGAGCAATCGGGCTAAACCGCTTGTTCACCATACCGCCAGACGCATACTTGCTTTTGCCAGCCTTGTCCAACGCTATCGCCACAGCTTGCTTTCTAGGTTTACCCGCAGCCATCTCAGTGCGTATGTTGTCACTAATGACTTTCTGAGAACTTCCTACTTTTAAAGGCATTTTATCCTCGCTGCATTTTCTGACGTTGTACCTCAATACGCTCAAGGTTCGTGTCGTTGCGTTGGTCAGCGATGTCTTCCATGCTCTCGATACGAGCCGCATCTGTCGCCGCACGTTGCTGCATCTTCTGCATCTCAAGATCAATCTGAGCCGCATCATCTAGTGCCTTACGCTGCATGTCTTGCTGCTTCACAGCCAACTCCTGCATACGGATTTGTACTAGAGGATCGTTCATTGGATCCTGACCCTGCGGTGTGATCTTCGGCATCAACTCGTTCATTAACTGCATTTCCTGCATAGCGACCATCTTTTCGATCTCTTCAGGATTCTGCATCTGCTGCTGTACTTCCGCAATCTGTTGCTGTGCTGCTTGTGGGTCAATCGCCCCAGACTGCGCCATCAACTGCACCTGTGATATCAAACCTTGGATTTGAGTCATGACCATCTCACGAGCCTTCTTCGATACATGCTCTTGAACGTGTCCCATCAAAATACCCATAACCTGTGGGGACGTCATAACCAGAGGCGTCTTCATAAACATAACGTGCAACTCAATGTGCGCATCATGATCCTGACCATCAAACGCTCTCAATAACTCCCCTGTCAGGGCACGAGCGTTCTCGATCAACGGGTCTAAGGGTTGGGGCTGTGGCGGCGGCGGTAAAATCTCGTCGATGTTTTGCACCTCAAGTGCCTGATACATACGACGGAAAGCTGCGTGTAGGTTGTGCACCTGCGGATTAGACTGAGCTAACTGCAACTGCGTTTGAGCTAGAGTTACACGCTGCGACATAGAGAAAATGTTGGGGTCACTAACAGGAACGACATCAACACGCCCGTCGAAGTCCGCTGCCATGATCGTGCGATCCCCACCCGCGACATCGTAGGGGTACTCCTGCGGCAAATTGTCACGGAAGATACGGGCCAAAATACGGAACTCGTTCTTCTGTGAGTAGTGCAAACGCTTGTGGATTGCAGACATTACCTTCGTGCCGCGTTCAAGCAATGCCACTGTGGTGCCCACAGGAGCCTCCTGATTCATGTTAGAGGCTTGCTGGTCTGCCAGTGAGACAAACCGTCTTCCGTTATCCACGAGCGATCCTAGAAGCTGTGCAAGCGTTCCTGAAGGCTCTTTATAAGGCAGTGGGATAATCGAGTCACGAATGTTGCCACCTGGAGCGTCAATGTCTCTCCATTCGCCTGGTTGCAACGGCTCATCGTCGTTACGAACACGAACGCCCCGTGCCTTGAAACCCGCTGGAAGGTTGGCAAGCGTACCCGCATCGATCAACTGACGCAGAATACTGGTCGCCGCACGACCCAAGCCACCAATCATGTGGATCAAACCGAAACCGTAAAATCCTAAACCAGGCATGAACTTGTAGTGAACAAAGTATTGCTGCTTACGAGCAAGTCCTGCGCCCTCTTCAAAGTTACGGCGGATAGACAGGACATGGCCCGATCCCTCGTCAATCGTAACAATGTACGGCAGCGCAATGCCTGTAGGCTCTCCATCAGGAGACATGTCCTCAAACCCTTCAAGGTCTAAGTCACAGTGCATCTCTAGGATTGTATATACGTCGTCTGTGTACGAACGGGACGTACCCTGCAACTCGTCTACCTTCTGGCGGACCTCATCTTCGTCCTCGTCGTACTTGCTTAGTTCCACATCACGGTAGAACCCTGCGATCTGCATCTTACGAACCTCGTTCGCATCCATGCGCAGTACGTGTGTAACCCGTGCCGCTGTCTGTAGATCAGACGCCGCATACGAAACAACCAAGTCTTGGGCTGGTACAAACTTAGATACCGCCCGTTGCTTCGCCTCATCGAAGTAAACCTTCTTAAAACAAGAACCCGACAGCGGTAAATAGAACAACAACTGATCCATATCAGGATCAAACTCTTCCATCACCTCTGTGATCTGGTAGTTCATGAAGTCTTTCACACGAGCCGCTTGCTCCTCACGAGCAACATCCTGCATTCCCAGTACCTGTGTTTGCACAGGGCCACCCGCAGGTAACAATTCTTTGTAGGCTTGCGCCTGAAACTGGGTGACGCTTTCCGAAATCAACGGGTGCGTGACGCCACTAGCTCCTTCAAACGGTTGAGTACGTTCTTCGTACTTGACACCAAGCTGGTCCAAACCCTTTGTATAAGTCTCTTCCCACTCTGACCGAGAGTCCAAATCATCTTCATAAGACGCTCGTAAGTCGGACGAAATCTCTCCAAGATATCCATCATCCAAATACTCCGCTAAGTTATCTGTGTGAGAGGGGATAGCCGCAGCCGCCTCTTCCATAGCGATGCGTTCTGCCAAGCTCTGGACGATTGCCCCGCCCTGACCGTCATCAATAACCTCTGCACCCCCTGAGAAGTCTTCGGGCTGCGCTACAGACACATCAACCGACGTCTCGTCGGCCTGCATGTCCTCGGGACGAATCCCTGAATCTACAAGTGGTGGCAGTGCCATCAATAATACTCCCGCTTACGACGGTATTCGTCATGTTCCTCGTTTTCATTCTGCAAAGAGATGAAACCTCCTTGACGAAAACGCATCAGTGCTAACGTCATGCTATCACAAAAGTCATCATGATCGCCATTAGGAAATGAAACCACCTCCTCAATGACCTCGTCAGCAAACTTCTTGTCACTTGGTGCCCATACTACACCAGCTTCAAATAACGGCGCAACCATATGCATCCTCGTTACCTTGTCCCTACCCTTCCCAGGGGAGAAGCCAAGTGCTGGAATACCACGTAGCCGCAACTCGTCAATGAGCGGTGTACCCGTCGCTTTCGCTTCGACCACAACCATGTCTGGCTCCCAGTATTCGTGCTCTTCATAGGCTATCTCCTTCAACTCAGGGAAGTTCCAACGCCCTCGTCGGGCATCCATCAAAACTATGTTGTCGGGACCACCTTCCTCGGGTTCAAACACCCCCCAAGTAGTAATAGCAGAGTAGTCAGCGGTCTCTTTCTTCGAAAACGCCGTGTCATACGCTTGCAAAATGTATTTTACAGGTGGAATCTCGTCTTTTTCCCACGGTTGCCACCATTCTCGCCTAATTATCGCAGAATCTGACGATGTTGGGGTCTGTTGCCACTGCGCATTCCACTTTTGAACGGGCAAAGACGCCTTGATCGACAATAATGCGTCTTTTTCCCAGAACTCAGGCCATAATGGCTTGTCTGAAGGCAAAATCGCAGGGAACTCTACAACTTCCCATTGATCCGCCATGATGTCACCGCCCTGTGCGGCGAGTAAACGACCTGTCAGGTCTTTTTTACCCCACCTTGTCATAACAAGAATGATCGCACCACCAGGTTGAAGACGCTGTCGAGGACCAGAAGTGTACCATTCGTACGCATGATCGAACGCAGTCTCGCTCAAAGCGTCTTGTTCCGAGTGAGGGTCGTCAATAATGAACAAATCCGCACCACGACCAGTCACCGCAGCACCTACACCAGCCGCAAAATACTCTCCACCTCGGTCAGTTTGCCATTTTCCCGCACCTTTGTTGTCTTCTTTGAGGTTCGTTTCGGGAAAAATCTCCTTGTACGCTGGATCATCGATCAAATCTCGCACTTTTCTACCAAATCGGACAGCCAATTCAGTATTGTGGGTAGCTTGAATGATCTTTAGCTTGGGGTTTCTACCCAAAAACCACGCAGGCATCAAAAAAGAAGCAAATTCCGACTTCGAGTGACGTGGCGGCATGTTGATAATCAGTCGTTTTAGGTCGCCTCTTGCGACCCTTTCCAACTTTTCAGCAATAATTCGGTGGTGCCTGCCCTCAATGAAGTTCTCATAGACGTGATGGGCAAAAGGCATGAAATAATCTTGCGCTTTTTCCCTCAAATCTAATCTTTTCTTAGCCTCGGTTAAGGCTAAGATTTCTTTTAACGCTTCTTCGGGTAACGTTTGTAAATTCATTCGTTCATCAGGTCTTCAGACGCTAGTTGCTCGGCTCCCGTGTCCTGCATAGCCGCCAAACGTGTCAATCTTGCGATATCCATGTTCGGTGCAATATACCCATACCCGTAAAGTGGATCACTGGTCGGTGCCAAGTAGCGAATTGGGTCTTGGAACACTGGCGCAGGTGTTGCTTGGCTAACTCCAGGCTCTGGACGGTAGAAGCTGTACTCCCCTGTCTGCATCGGCTGGTAGTA